ACTGCAAATAAAAAAACGCCCCCACGAGGGGGGCGTAAAAGCCGGGGAGGAGAAGGAGGACGAAGCCCTCCCCGGTGGTTGACCTATCAGGTCGAACCGGGCGAACCCCAGATGCCCAGCGGATCGCTCCAGCCGAAGCTGTAACGCTCACGAGCCTTGTACCGGACGTTGCCGGTATCGAAGTCGCCGTCCATCGATGTATTCATCGGGGCACGGACGAAGTGCTTCAGGCCGTTGGGAACATCAGTGGTGAGGAACCACGCGTTGGTGTCGGTCAGGAAGTGGTTGACCGTGTAGCCTTCCGGGATAGCACCCATCTGCTTCAGCGCGTTGATGTCGTTGTCAGTGGTGCTGACACGAAGCTCCGTATCAAGCAGACGCTTGGCTACGAACATCAGGGCCGGAGGAATGATGAGTTTACGTGGCTTGGCTGCGATCAGCAGACCACGTTCATCGGTCCACGCTGCGATCTGGATAACCGCTGCTTCCAGCGCCGTCTCGTTCAGGTCAACACCGGTCGAGGGGCTGTTGTAGTTAACAGCGCCGCTAACCAGCGGGTGACCAACACGAGTGCTGGAGGAGTTGTTACCGAACAGGGTGGTGCCGTCACCGCCAAGGTAGCTACCGTTGAACCCGTTGTTCAGGATCGACGCAGCTTTTACCTGCTTGGTGTACGCCATAGCACGGGCCAGAGCCTTGGTATAACGAGCCGACAGGCTGTCATACAGGTTGTCTTCCACCGCCTCTTCGGTGATGGAGAAACCAAGAGCAATGGTTTCGTGCGTGTAGCGAGCGGTCCACGCCTCTTGCGCGTTGTCATACGCAATCGCCGCGCCTTCCGTTTTGACCGGAGCAGCCGCGAAGCCGGAGAGTTTCGTCTCCTCTTCAAAGCTACGCTCAGAGGTCTCAACGTCGTAGATTTCCTTATGCTCTTCGCCGTAGCGGGAGTACTCCATGCCGAACAGTGCGTTCAGACCGGGCAGGAGTTCCTTGAGAAGCTGGGAACGTGAAATAGCCATGTCAAGTTACTCCTTATACGCCGAGCGGGTTCAGGTAGGAATGAACCCCGTGGTTGAACTTAACCAGAACTTCCGGGTAAGAATCATCAGGGGTGATGATATCCACAATCCGCATAGCCAGCGTAGTGGTCGAGGCGCACGAGCCCCAGTTAGAGCCGGTATCCAGAGCGGTGGTTGCGAGGCCGGTGGTTGCGCTACCGGAGAAGCCCGATACCGCAGCGTTTTGGCCGATTGCACCACGCGCACCGTTCGTCTTGGAACCAACAACCGTAGCAGCCTGAATCGAGTAAAGCTGATCGGGATCGTCGCAGACGCGGATGTAGATGTCACGGTAACCCGCAGTGTACGCGCCGGTAGGCAGGTACTGCGAGAAAACCGTGTACTTCAGGTTGGGGTCCGTGTAACGAACGCCGACCATTACACCCAGAATACCTGCCGTGCCGTCAGAAGCGGTGGCAGTGTACTTCGGTGCTACCGGAGTAGCGGTGATTGCAGTGGGAACACCGTTGGTGTTCATGTAAATGATGGAACCCGTGTAGTACGCCGCAGCTACGTTGCTGGGGAGAAGATACTCACGAATCGTGCCACCGTTAAAGGACTGTCCACCGATCAGGTTGACCGGCTTCAAGCCAAAAGGCGTAGCAGAAGAAGCCATGAAGGATGCTCCAATTAAGTTCCGTTACCAAACCCGCCACCACGGCTCGTAGACGTTTTACGGTCTGCAAACAGCGGCATACGCGGATCGTTATTCCGCATGAAGTGGTTATCAACCGACTCCATTTGCCCGATAGCCTGAGTCGCATAGTACTCATCACGGGACTTAATCAACTCAATCGGGGCTTTGCAAAGCATAAGACCACCGATCTCCACATTACCGGTAGCAGAGTTACCGAAGAGCATAAGCTCCGGGTGATCTACTGCTTTCACCGGCTCCCATCCGTCCCGCATTTTCCGCGATACGTTCGACGGATCAGCTTGCCCAAGTACATGGGTAGCCACCCAACGATAACCGTACCCCGGCTCGGGGGTGGGGTCAGGAAGCGTGCTGGGCGGTGTATATACCGTCCGAACAGGACGCTTTTCGCGTGATTCTAGCTCACGAGCCATCCGGGATTGTTCAGCCATTGCTTCTCTCCATTTTTGCCACTGCTTCAGCATATTGCTGCGGAGTCAAACCTAGACGTTTCGCCAGAGTTATCTGGGATGTGTTCAGTCTGATCTTTTTAGCTCCCGTGGAACGCGTCCCCGGTGCCACTACCGTCGCGGGCTTTCTGGAGCCATCACCAGACGGCGATCTACCCCCGGACTCCCCAAAGAAGTCACGGAAAGTGGACCTCAAGCGGGCGTTGATTTGCCCGAAATACTCGTCAGAGCGGGGGTCTACCCCCGAATTCACCAGTTTTTGATGCAGCCCTAGTGCGTAGCTGGTCATATCCTCGTAGCCCGGCGTACCGAACCACTGATTCTGCGCCTGCCACCTCATGGTTTTTTCATCAACCTGAGGAGCTTGCGGCTCTTCGTAAGGCATATTTACAGGATATTCATCTACCTGTAAAGAGATTGGATTGAAATTTTTTGCTGACTGCGCGCGAAGTTGTGCATCGGTAAGCACTTGTTGTGCTTCAAGGATCGCATCCGTATCCCCAAGCTCGTAGGCTTCCTTGTACTTCTTCTTCGCCATTTCCAGCGAAATGTCAGCGGCGGTACGTGCGGTTTCAGCAAACTGCTGAGTGCCCGTATTAACCACTTCTTTAAGCTGGCGGTTCTCGTGAATAAGCTGTTGAGCAAGGCGCTCAAGCTCAATCTTCTCCCGCAGCGTTGCTTCTTTTGCCCGGCGCTCGTCATGGCGTGCATGAGTAAGCTCTTTGATGCGCTTTTTCACGCCTTCGGAGTAGTTCTCAAGCTCGTCATCGGAGGGCTCTTCAACCGGACGCGCAAGCGGCTTACGCCCCCTGTCTACTTCCGGGGTGTCATCAACAATTTCCAATTCAATCTCTTCACCCGTGTCTGCGGGGGAAGCTACCAAGTCCTCATCGGGAAACTTGTAATCGTCAGCCATACATCACTCCATGCGCCATAGGCGGGTTAGTTACACAGCAACGCGGGTAATCCCGCGAGGATCAAGCACCACAGCCTCAACCTGATCATCGTTGATGACCCGGAATTCTTTGCCGTAGATTTTGAATCGCGTACCGGTGTAGTTACGCACCAGCACGAAGTCGCCCACTTTGCACCAAGGCCCGGTGGGAAATTTAGCCGTATCTTTGTACGCGTCAGCGCCCATCTTGAGGACGAACAGCACAGACGTAGCGTGTTCTTCAGCACGCATGGCGGAAGTCGCTTTCAGCAGCGACGTGCCATCGAATTTCTCAGAAACGTCAGGAACGACGCAGAGAAGTTTCCAACCGGTGGGATCAGGCAACATTGTCGCCCGTTGCTCTTCAGTCTCCGTTTCATCAGGCGTATCACGCTCAATGATCGGTTTTGGCATGGTCACGCCATGAGGCAGGATAAAGTCAGTCATCATCGGTCTCCAGTTTTTCCAGCAGGTCCATCAAGTGTCGCTCTGCCATCGCTAGGCCCTGAATCACGCCGCAGAGTTGTTTGTACGCATCGAAGGACTGACACCGACCGGTAGCTATGTCGTCCGCGAAGTTGTTCATGTCAGTGCGTATTTTGTCGCGCAATACGCGTGCGAAATCTTTTACCACACATCACTCCTTTTTGTCAGGGGGTTGTTTACTTTTTTGCGGTGCTTCTTTAGCAGGAGCGTTGTAGCTCATGCCCAACTTGAGACCTTCTCTTGTCTGATTAGCGTCCTCGCGGTCTTTCTCAAGCCCAAGGCGCATCCCTTCACGCATATGAGTGGCGTCATCCTTCTCTTTAGCCAGACCCATCTTCAGGCCCTCACGCAGAGAAGTTGCCTCCATTTGCTCCCGCTTGAACTCGTAGTCCCGCTCCATCTGCTCACGCTTAAGCTCGTAGTCGCGCTCCATCTGTTCCTGCTTCAACTGAAGCTCCCGCTCCATCTGCTCGCGGCGGAACTCAAGCTCCTGCATAGACTTCTGCATATCAGTCTGAGCTTTCTGCTGCTCGATCTGCACTTGCTGCTGCTTGATCTGAAGCTCCTGCTGCTGCATCTGAAGCACGGGGTCTTGTGCTTGCTGCTGGGCCTGTTGCTGCTGTGCTTGCTGCTGCGACTCCTGCAACTGCTGCTGACCGGCCTGCGCCATCATGGCAGACAGCGCATTCTCCGCTTCAGGCGGCAACTCTTCATCCGGCGGTGGCAACGGCAGGCCAAGCTGGGACTCAATCTGCTGACGATATTCAAACGCCACGTGTTCCGTGATGTGATCCTGCAACGCCGCCATGATCTGCTGTGCGCGAGGATTCTGCCCAATCTTCTGCTGAATCATGGGGTCTTGCATCATGGCGTTATGCACCGCGATATGTGCGGTGTGGTCCTGATGCAGGAAGGCTTTGACGGGCTCACCTTTCAGTGCCCGTGCGTTCTCCGTCACGGGGTCCATCGGCTTGATGTCATCTTTCAGTGGCACGAGCTTGGCAGCGTTCTTGATCCCCAA